CTGGCTGAATGGCTTGTTGGCTGTTCTGCTGAGCTTGAGATCGGGAGGACAGACGTTGTCGCTTGCGAAGACCAAGATGGGGCGGGATGAGTCGTTTTTTCAGCCGATGTCGCTGAAGGCAACTCCTCCCGCCACCATTTAGCTTCAGGCCGGTCTTGCGATCGCATTCATCAGGACGTGCCACGGAGGGTCCGTATGTCGCCCTTCCTTTTCGGTAATGCGCTCGTCGATTGCTGCGCACATTTACTCTTCTCTCCAAACCGGCAATGCGCAGAGCGTGTTCACCAGCCGCATCTGCTCGACCGTTTCGCATTTCGCCTCGCGCAGGCGCGGGGCGCCAAAGACCAGCGCAAGGCCCTTTGCGCGCGAGACCGCGACGTTGATGCGGTTGAGCGAAAACAGGAACTCCATTCCTCGCGGCGTTTCCTCGGCCGATGACGCCATTGCCGGAGACGGTCGGAAGCGAGGCCCATTCACGGGCAAGATTGTCGATGAGGGTATCTTCGGAAAGCCGGCCTGCAAGATACTTGTCGATGCCACGCAGACCGAGCAGATAGCAGGCACAGCGATCCTGCATCTCGGAGTCGAACAGGGCATTGGCGGGTAGGCTGAGCGATTTGCGGACGGTTCGCAGCGTGGTGCGTACGATCTGGTAGCGACCGAGCGCCGAAGAATTGAAGCAGTTTGCCGGATGCTTCAGCATCTTCGTCTGCAGGGCGTCGATCTCCTGAAGCGTCATGCCGACGAGGTGGACGTCGCCGCCGGTATCTGCCGGTGTGCAAACACGATGACGTCTTGAATGATGTGGAGTGCGCCCCAGCGGGTGCAATTTTATATACTGCGAGTGGTCGCCTGAGCGCTGTCGTATTATTCCCGACTATAAAAGGAATTTCGAGACTTCATCTCGCCATTGGTGATCGAGCCAAGAGATTGCGCACGTTGGAGACCTGCCATCGGCCATTGCGGGCAGTGCGGACGCCGCGGTTGTTGAGGGCCCGCGCTATGCCGCGCAGGCTGGTGATGCCGGAGCTGCGGATGGTTTCGACGATAGGAAGCACGGCGGTGGCAAACCTGTCAGCCTGGGCGATCGAGATGGTTCGGCCCTTGGCTGCCGCTGCGGCGGAGTTTGTCGGGTTGCCGAGAGTCGCACCGCTTGCCTTTCGCAGGGCGAGTGCGGCCCGCGTTCGCTCCGAGATCATCCGACGTTCCTTTTCGGCGAGTGCCGCATAAAGGTGCAGCATGAAGGGATCGGCATCGGCGCCCAATTCGGCGACGATGAATGGAACGCGCTGGACCATCAGGCCGGCAATGAAGGCGACATCCCGCGACAGGCGGTCGAGCTTGGCGACAACGACCGGACACTTTGCCAGCCGGGCTGAGGCGAGGGCGGCGGCCAATTGCGGGCGGCGATCGAGCGCATCAGCTCCCTTACCGGTTTCCACTTCCGTGAACTCGTCCAGGATCGAGATGCCCTCGGCTTCGGCAAAACGGGCGACTGCAGCTCGCTGCGCCTCCAGGCCAAGACCCGAACGGCCTTGTCGTTGTGTCGAGACCCTGTAGTAGGCCACCGCGCTCGACATGTTGCAAAACTCCTTGGGTGTTCAAACTGCAAACCACCGTTTGCAGTGTGCTCGATACGTGACGATGTGCAAGTCAAGCTGCTGATCTTGTGGAGCTTTCGGGGGAAGTCTGCCGCTGTGGACGGAAGGAACGCCGATGGGCGACGGGAGCCCCGTGGTCGCAGCATAGGTTCCGGATCAGGTGACTGTCGGCAGCGTGTAACAGGGAGACCGAAATCTTGGGTTCGGCGACCACATGAACGGGGGAACCCTTCACGAGCGCTCGCGTTGCTCCCCTACGACTATGTGGAGAACGTAAATGGCTGACAATATGGAGGAAATGGGAGGCCCCGAAATTGAAAAGGTCAAAATCATCCTCAATACGCTCTATCTGTGCATCGAATACGCGATGAGGCATGTCGCCAAGAATGAGGGTGAAGAGGCGGCCGCTAATCTCAAGGTCAACATGCTGAACGCGCTGAAAAACGGCGACATCGATATGGCCCTGTTGGAAGAATCAAAAACGTTCGACTTGGTCATCTCAAAGATTGAGCAGCTTACCTGGGACGATCCGATCGCTGAGCGTCGGCAATAAGAGAGTGCCATCGTTCAGCGTGGGAAAGTCTGAACTGGTCCCAGGTCGTGCCGGAAATATTTGGATCGACAGGCAGCGCTTAATTGGCGCTGGTTGGTTCGTGGCCCGCTCAGCGCAGTTGCTCGAGTATCTCCTCGTGGGTAGCGAAGCTGACGCGGACATCGGTGGAGGTCGAACTGGTTTCCTTCCAGCGGGCACGAGTTTTCAACCAGAAGATGGCTGCGGTGACAGACTCACGACCTTCGCCGGTCGCCTTTCTGTACAGGCTTTCCGCGACGCGCAGATTGGCCTTGATGCGGCCGTTCTCGAGTTCTCGAGCATAACTTGATTTCAGGACATCGAGATCTGCCTCCAGGACATGGGCGATTTCCTCTGGCGATAGCCCGAAGCCGGCCAAAGCTTCCACTTTGGCAAGCGGCAAGCCGTGACCGAGATCTTCAGGTTCCTGTTCCATTGCTACGTCTCTCCTGGCTGTTGCCCCGTCGAGCGTGCGTCGTGGTCTTTCGCCAAACGGTCGCACGGACGCTCTTCGTAGGTGGTAACGAATGTGACGTTCGTATCAAGTTTGCCCTCCAACTCGTGGGCGCTGGTCTCCTTCCAGCGCGCACGCGCCTTCAGCCAGAAGATGGCAGCGGTGACGGATTCGCGCCCTTCGCCCGTTGCCTTGCGGTAAAGGTTCTCGGCAACCTTGGCATTGGCCTTCATGCCGCCGCAGTCGAGCTCGTGTTCGAAGGCCGAGCGCAACAGCGCCTCATCGATATCCAGCACCTTCGCAATGTCGGCCGACGAAAGCCCATAACCCGCCAAAGCCTCTACCTGTGCAGGACCGGGAATAGGTGTGAAGTGGCTCTCACGGATACTCATGACTGGACAGGCTTCCATATGCTCAGGTCCTGATCGCGTGCGACCTCGATGTGACGCTTGACGCGTTCGTCGCGTTCACGCTTCCATTCCTCGCGCTCGGATGGAGACACGATGATGCGCCTGATCTCATGCACCTGTTTCAAAGGCTGGCCGGGAACACCCGCAATCTCGGTGACATTGGTCTCTTTCCAGCGGGCACGGGCCTTCAGCCAGAAGATTGCCGCTGTCACCGACTCACGACCTTCGCCGGTCGCCTTGCGGAACAGGTTCTCGGCAACCTTGGCATTGGCCTTGGTGTGGCCATGGTCGAGCTCCTGCCGGTAATGGCGGCGCAAGGTCTTTGGATCGATGCCGATCAGGCCGGCAATTTCCGCCTCCGGAATACCATAACCGGCAAGCGTCTCGACCTGGCGCCGATGGTAAGCATCCGGCTCATGTCTCGGGCGCCCCATCAGTCTTTCCCTTCAAAACGATCTGCCTTGACCTGTGCAAAGGCGCGGCCATCGCCATCCAGGATCGCGGCCTCGCCGGTAAATGCCTGCCAGCGCAGGATGGCCATGTCGACATAGGCGGGATTGAGCTCGATGGCATGACAGCATCGACCAGCCATCTCGGCCGCGACGATGGTGGTACCGGAGCCGCAGAATGGCTCATAGATGGCCTGTCCGGGTGAGGAGTTGTTATCGATCGGGCGGCGCATGCACGCGACCGGCTTCTGCGTCGAATGACCGGTTTCGTTGCGGGCAGGCTTCGGAATCTGCCAGACGGTGGTCTGCCGGCGGTCACCCGCCCAGTGACCGGTGCCGCTCTCGCGCACCGCATACCAGCAGGGCTCGTGCTGCCAGTGATAATCGCCGCGCGACAGCACCAGTTGGCCCTTGTCCCAGATGATCTGGGAGCGCAGCCGGAAGCCGGTGGCGGCGAGACTGTCGGCGACTGTCCCCGCATGCAGGCCAGCATGCCAGACATAGGCGACATCGCCCGGAAAAAGCGCCCATGCCTCGCGCCAGTCGGCCCGGTCATCGTTGAGCACCTTGCCGGTGGCAAGCTCGCCCTTGGTGGCCACACCGGCCCTCAGGCGCCACTCGGGATCATAGTCGACGCCATAGGGAGGATCGGTCACCATCAGAATGGGCCGCACGCCACCCAGCACACGCGCCGCGGCGTCGCGATCGGTGCTGTCACCGCAGAGCAGCCTGTGTCGGCCCACAAGCCACAGATCACCCTGACGGCTGGTGGCGACATCGGGCACGTCCGGCACATCATCGGGATCGGTGAGCCCGAGTGTTGCCCGGCTCATCAAGCTGCCGATCTCGGTTTCGCCGAAGCCGGTGAGGGATAGGTCGAAGCCGAGGTCCTGCAGGTCGCCGAACTCCAGCGCCAACAGGTCCGCATCCCAGCCGGCATTCATCGCAAGCTTGTTGTCAGCAATGACATAGGCCCGCTTTTGGGCCTCGCTCAGACCGGCAAGCTCGATCACCGGAACATCTGCCATTCCAAGTTTTCTCGCCGCCAGCAGCCGGCCGTGGCCGGCGATGACACCATTTTCGCCGTCGACCAGGATGGGGTTGGTCCAACCGAACTCCCGCATCGACGCCGCAATCTCCGCCACCTGCGCATCCGAATGCGTGCGGGCATTGCGGGCATAGGGG